AAAGGAAGGACAACTGCCAGATGTACACGTCCCAAGAGACTCAAGGCTGAGAATTATTTCAAAAACCAATCTACCAGCAGATAAAATTAGAAAAGCTAAATCAAACGCAGAGATGAAGTGGGACCCTTACTCTGTGGTTATGCTAAATGGTAAGGAGTCCTCCAACATGCACGATGAGGGAAATTACGGCAATTCTATACTGTCAGAAAATCTTCGTGACATCAGTGTGCAAGAAAAGTATATTAAGAACTATTTATCCGACATGGAGCTCGAACCTGCTGTAATTGAGAAGGTTCTAGAGCACAATAAGAAATACAATACTTTAGCAGAACAAGGGGAGGAAGTTAGTAGAAATGTTATTTGGAAAATCAGAAAAGCAGAGTGGGAAAACCTATTCAACTACGGTGAAAAGAATCAAATCGACTTTTCAAAGCTCAACGGGCTTGTTGGGATCTTTGGTCGTAACTATTCCGGAAAGTCAAGCATCATCGACAGCATTTTGTTCACAATGTTTAATACAACCTCAAAAGGCGAACGAAAAAACGTACACGTCATAAATCAAAACAAGTCGAAAGCTATTGGTAAAATAGAAATTGATATCGGCGACAAGAGCTATAAAATCTGCCGTAATCTTGAAAAATATACTAAAAAGTACAAAGGCAGGGAAAGCCAGGAAGCAAAGGTTGACTTGGACTTCCATTTGGTCTCTGAGGATGAAAGTATGAACGGTATAACAAGAAACGAGACTGATGCAAACATTAGAAAGCGATTCGGCACAATAGAAGACTTTTTGTTGACATCAATGTCTTCGCAGCTAGATTCCTTGTCTTTTGTTAAAGAGGGCTCGACAAAGCGTAAGGAGATCCTTGCCAAATTTCTAGATTTAGAAATATTTGATAAAAAATTCAAATTAGCGAAAAAGGATGCTGCTGAGTTAAAAGGAGTTGTCAAGAGACTTCAAGATAAGAAGTGGGACAAAGAGATCCAAAAAAATATTGAAATTTTAGAGGAGATTGATGAAGAGTTGATTGCTCAAAGGGCAAAGTGTGAAAACATAACGCTTCAACGCGCAGAGATTCAATCAGAGCTAAGTTTAATTGACGATAAGATCAACAGTATACCAGCAGAGTCAATAGATATTGATAAGGTTATCAATGAAATCAAACAAATTCAAAAGAGAAAAGAGCACCTCAAAAGCAGAACACAAGACTTTAATTTTAAAGTGTGGGAGTTGGAGGAAAGCTTAGAAGCAAAAATAAAACAGTTCGATTCAATCAACATAGGCGAATTAAGATTGAAAAAGGCATCAGCGGATTCTATCGAGGATAAAGTCAAGAGAACTCGCCAAGCACTAGATACATGGATCTCGCAAGAAAAAGTTGAAAGAAAGAAAATAAAAATGCTTGATAATCATGAGTACGACCCTGACTGTAGTTATTGTTGTGAAAACAAGTTTGTAAAAGACGCTCACAACGCCAAAGCATCGCTCCCGGATACTGAGCATAAAATTGCGCACCTACAACAGCAGCAAAGGGACTTACAAGACTCGCTGAACTCGCTTGGCATTGAGGAGGTTGACCGCCAAATTGATATGCATATGTTTCTGCAAGAAGAAATACACGGAGCAAAAAGAACAATTGAAATGAACAAAATATCAATTGAAGGGGACAAGTCAAAGATCAACCTACTACAAAAGCAGTATGAAGATTTGTGCGATAAGAAGCACATCTACGAGGAAAACAGAGAAGCGATTGAAAATTTAAGCACTCTTAGCCAAGAAAAGATTGAGTTAGAAAGGGCAATCGAAAGTAAAAACACCCTCCACAATAAATGCCAGGATAGAATTACTAAGATTCTTGTTGAGCAAGGTTCCACACAAGCTAATTTAAATAACCTAAAAGAGAGCCGTAAGGAACTAGAAGAAGTTGAAAGGGAGTGGATAGCTTATGATTTGTTTTTACAGTGTATGCATCCAAATGGAATACCATATCAGATAATTAAACAAAAGCTTCCCTTACTTAACGAAGAAATATCAAAAATACTGAGCAATATAGTGGATTTTGAGGTGTTTTTCGAGAGTAACGATGCTAAGCTCGACATAAATATAAAACACCCATATTACGATCCTAGACCGCTTTCTATGGGTTCAGGCGCAGAGAAGACTCTAGCTTCTATGGCAATAAGGTTAGCCCTTATAACAATAACAAATCTGCCAAAGAGTGAACTGTTCATACTCGACGAGCCAGCGACAGCACTAGACCAGGATCACATGGAGGGTTTCACAAGACTTCTCAGGCTAATCAAGAGCCAATTTAAGACTGTAATTCTAATTTCTCACCTTGATTCTCTGAAGGATGTTGTTGATATGACCATTGACATTGACAAGGTTGGTGGCTATGCGAAAGTTAACATTTAACCAATAACTGCCTATTTAGTGTAAAAAGCTAAATAGGCTTTTTTATTTGGAGGTTAATATGAAAGAACATCACGATATGGGAATGGAAGGAGAACACTGCGGCGTTGAAGACTGCAATAGTCAATGTACAGAGGAAATATGTGAAGCGGGTGAGTGTGCCCCTTGTAATTCTGTTGAAACTCTACAGAAAGCAGGAGCTATCGACGTTATACTGTCAAAGGTAATTTCTCGCAAGCTACTTGTGTTTAGTGTTGCTACTGGTCTGCTTATGTGGTACGGCCTAGACTCAGACACATGGGGATTAATTGCAATGATTTACGTTGGTGGCCAATCGGTTATCGACACAGTTAAAGTTTGGAAGCACGGATAGTGTTTTGGATTAAAGCTAAAATCTTATTAGCATGGTGCAGGCAGCATTGGCGGTGGCTAGTGTTGTCTGTTGCCTTTCTTATTGTTTACGCCTTAGGCAAGCGTGGATCTAAAAGTCTTAAATTACAGGCAGAGCTAGCAAGAAAGCAATACTTGAAAGAGAAAGAAACAATACAAAAAGCTCATGACCACGAAATTGAAAAGAAAAAAGAAGCAGAAAAAAGATATTCTGATGCTGTTAATAAGATTGAAAAAAAATATGAAAGCGACAAAGAAAACCTAACACGCGCGAAAAAAGAGGAAATAAAGTCTCTCATAAAGAAAGTGAAAGAAGATCCTAATGAGATTGATCGAATTTTGAAACAAGAGTTGGGGATTGACAAACATTGAAAGTTATTAAATATGAAACTTTTTTTGAAAAAACATGTTGCGCAAAGCGTTTCAATGTGCTATACTACTATCGTTACTTAAACAACCTATTATTTAGAGGAGGATAGATGTTTTTAATATTTTTATTTCTGCTGTGTCCTGTGGCACATGCAGAAGAACCAACCTTTACTACACTTAAAAAAGGCGAAACAGCACCGTTTGATGGTAGATTGTTCAACGATGAAGCAGTGGCAAAGATGATTGTTGACAAGCGCTTTGAAGGGAAGCAGTGTGAGCTGCGTGTGGATTACGAAATCGACTTATCAAAAGCCAAGCAAGAATATAAGTATGACATTCTGTACGCTAAATGCGAAGCAGACGACTTGCGCCTGAATGAACTAATTAATATTAAAGAAGAAGAAAACAAACACCTTCGAAAGCAATTAAAACCGCCTATGCATGCCTGGTGGCTGACTGGTGGCTTCGTTATCGGTGTGGCAACTTCAATTGGCATCGTACATGTGACAAAATAGGAGTTAAAATGAGCAAAGATCCAAATTATGCTGTTAAGGTCGAACAAGCAATCGCAAAGAAATACGGAGAAGACACAGTACAGCATCCAAAAAAGGATTGGGATGATAAAAAAGAAAAAGAATACTTATCTCAAATGAAAGATTTTTACTCCACTAGCAATCAAACACCTGACGAAGTTGAAATTGAAGGTGTTTTAATATCAAAGAAACTAATTACAAGAGAATCAAAGCGTTCTTGCCCGGTTTGTAACACATATTCATTTAAATCAAATGATGATGTTTATATGTCAAAATTCAATTGTTGTGAAAAGTGCTACATTCAGTGGGTTGAAGACCGCGAAGATAGATGGAAAAAAGGATGGAGACCAAATGCAAATAACAAAAAAACGACTTAAGCAAATCGTCCAAGAAGAAGTTGATCGTGCTAATAAACTCTCTAAGGGAAACAAGATTAGTGAAATTATTACAATCATTGAGTCCTTAAGTGAGGCGCAGTTAACTCAATTGCATGAAAATTTGAAGAGGGACAAGTAATGGCAGAATCAAATATTTTACAAATCGTACAAGGGCTTGCGCAGGCTGCTGCTAACGTTTATGACGGAGCTCATGATGAAAGGTATGTCCAGGATGGTCAAGCCAAAAAGATTGGCCTGATGCGTGAAGAAGGCTGCGCTATTATGGATAAGCGAGTTATGGATGGCTTTAAAGTTAAATTTAGCGGAAACAAAATCTGTATTAAGTACCAATCTGATATACAATTAAAAGAGATTCACGGCGGTGGCTTTGAAAACGAAATGGAGCGAAGGCTCAATGAAATTAAAAAGTTTCTACAAAAAGAATACAAGGCGATAACAGGTAACTCTGTTACGTTATCCAAAGATGGGGACATGCAAATTTTAGCGACTTCTGTGTCTCGTGTAAGGTCCTTTGTTCAAGCATATTGTCACTATAAGATTTCCGGCATAGACGCCCTCCCAGTTGGTTCTGAAGGAAGAACTGTTGATGATGCTGTTCGTAAGTTCCTAGAGCTTAACAATAACAACAAGAGACCCAGCAACGACACAAGAAAAAAAGGAGGGAACTAAGATGAAATTAACAGGAAAATTACTGAAAGAAATGATTCAGGCAGAAATGTACAATTTGGAAAAGGAAGATATGCAAAGGTCTTACGGAATGATACAGACTTCAGATGGTATGGTACAAGAAGTCCCAATGGAAGAGTTTGAGCGTCTTAAAGCATCACCAGACTATGTTGATGTAACAAATAAATTACCAGAGGCAGGGAACATGCTAATACACGTCTCCAATATACCTATTCCTCGTGGCTCCGCTGGTGACATTGTTAACGAATAAATTCGGTGATTAGATGGCTTTTAGGCTAACAAAGAAGCAAATTGTAAAAGAGATATTAAAGTGTGGAAAAGACGCCCCATACTTTATTAATAATTATTGTAGAATAAGTCACCCCATGAAGGGCTTAATACAATTTAAAACATATCCCTATCAAGATGACCTTCTGAACGATTATAACGACTTTCGCTTCAACGTTATACTGAAGGCAAGACAGTTGGGGATCTCAACGATTACAGCCGCTTATTGCGTTTGGTTCATGCTTTTCCACAAAGAAAAGAATATTGTTGTTCTTGCGACCAAGTTTAGCACAGCAGCAAACTTAGTTAAGAAAGTAAAAAGCATGATGAAGAATCTGCCGGATTGGTTGAAGCTGGCAACAATTGATGTAGATAACAGAACCTCATTCGAGTTGTCTAATGGCTCTATAATTAAAGCAGTCCCTACGTCAGAGGATGCCGGTCGTTCTGAAGCCCTATCTTTGTTGGTTGTAGACGAGGCAGCACACATTGAAAAAATGAATGAAATATGGACTGCGGTTTATTCTACACTAGCAACTGGTGGTCGGTGTATCGCCCTATCTACCCCGAAAGGTACTGGTAATTGGTTTCATAAAACTTATACTAACTCTGTTGACGGCGAAAATGAATTTAATCCAATTGAATTAATGTGGGATGTTCACCCTGAAAGAGATCAGGCATGGTTTGAAAAAGAAACCAAGAACATGTCTAAAAGGCAAATAGCACAGGAATTACTCTGCAACTTCAATACATCAGGAGATACAGTAGTTCATCCAGATGATTTAACTTGGGTTCACAAAAATATTAAAGATCCAATATACAGAACAGGATACGATAGAAATTTTTGGATTTGGGATAAATTCGATAGCAACAATCAATATTTACTAACTGCTGATGTTGCGAGGGGTGACGGTGCCGATAATTCAGTATTTCATATACTCAAACTGAATACAATGGAAGTGGTGGCTGAGTATCAAGGTAAACCAAGCTTAGACATGTATTCTAAGATTCTATTTGATGCTGGTATGGAATACGGTGGTTGCTTAATGGTTGTGGAGAACAATGGTATTGGAATATCAATTTTAGAAAAGCTTGTTGATCTTGGTTATCCAAATTTGTATTATTCCATGAAAGCAACCCACGAATATGTTGAGGCCCATCAGGGCGAGACAATGGATAGAGCAATACCAGGCTTTACAACTTCTACAAAGACCAGACCACTAGTGGTTGCTAAATTAGAGGAATTTATTAGAAACAAGATGCTAACAACATATTCATCAAGATTATATCATGAATTTAAAACTTTTATATGGAACAACGGAAAACCACAAGCAATGCGCTCTTACAACGACGACCTGATCATGGCTATAGCAATTGGTTGTTGGGTCAAGGATACCGCGTTACAAGTTAACAAGCGCGAGGTTGAATACAAAAAGGCAATGATTAGTTCTATGTATAAGAGCGATAGTGTTTTAAACACCACAATCAAAGGCATGCAGGGATACAGTGAGAGCGTAAAAGAAAAACAACAAGACTTCAAAGAACAACTAACAAACTACTCTTGGATTTACAAAGGATAAAAAAATGGCTTATAATAATAAAAAAAGAAAAGGCAATAATCCGTACAACGAAACATCAGGTCTTTTTAGATCTCTGACTAAATTGTTTTCTGGGCCTATTGTTAATAGAAGAACACAGACTGGTCGGCAATTAAGAAGACGGCACTTAGATGCCTTCTCGTCACGTTTCAAGTCTGCCTCCGGCAAGCAGTTTAAAAAAAGCGAATACAATGCGATGAACTCTATAACAGTCAGTATGATTTCAAACCGCAACCGTTCAGAAAGATATATTGACTTTGACGAAATGGAATACGAACCAATTATAGCTTCTAGTATTGATATCTATGCAGACGAAATAACAACGCACTCTTCTATGCAGTCAATGCTACAAATAAAGTGCCCTAACGAAGAAATCAAAGCTGTTCTGCATTCTTTGTATTATAACGTCTTAAACATTGAGCACAACCTGTTTGGCTGGGCTCGTACCATGTGTAAGTACGGAGATTTGTTTCTTTACTTAGATTTAGATGACGACTTAGGAGTTAAGGCGTGTATTGGCGTCCCACAGCAGGAAATTGAAAGATTAGAGGGTGAAGACGAATCAAATCCAAATTATGTTCAGTTTCAATGGAATACAGCGGGACTAACACTAGAAAACTGGCAGGTCGCGCACTTTAGGGTTTTGGGTAACGATAAACATTATCCATACGGTACCTCCGTGCTAGAGCCGGCAAGACGCATATGGAGACAGCTAACATTGCTTGAAGATGCCATGATGGCGTACAGAATTGTTCGCTCACCAGAACGCCGTGTATTCTATATTGACGTGGGTGCGATACCGCCACAGGACGTTGAACAATACATGCAAAAGGTTATGACGCAGATGAAACGTCATCAGGTAGTTGATCCAAAGACTGGTCGTGTTGACCTTCGTTACAACCCACTATCAATTGAAGAAGACTACTTTGTACCGGTTAGAGGTGGCGCATCCAATACCAAGATAGACAACCTTGCCGGCGGACAGTTTACTGGGCAGATTGAGGATGTTAAATACTTACGTGAAAAATTGTTTGCTGCTATTAAGATTCCGCAATCGTACTTGGTTATGGGTGAAGGTGCGCAAGAGGACAAGACAACACTAGCACAAAAAGATATTAGATTTGCTAGAACAATTCAAAGACTTCAACGTTCTATCGTATCTGAACTGGAAAAGATAGGAATTATTCATCTCTTTACTTTAGGTTATCGTGGAGACGATTTACTCTCGTTCAAGCTAGGTCTCAACAATCCATCAAAGATTGCAGAGCTACAAGAGCTAGAGCACTGGAAGGTTAAATTTGAAGCAGCAGGCGCAGCAACAGAGAATTATTTCTCCAAGAGATGGGTAGCGGAAAACATGCTTGGCATATCAGAAGAAGAATTTCTCAGGATGCAGCGAGAAATGTTTTTTGATAGAAAGTTTATGGCCTCACTTGAAGCAGCAGGTGGCGCTGGTGCCGCTGGTGATGCCGGTGACGCTGGTGGGCTTGGCGATCTTGGCTTAGGAGATGAGGGCGGAGATGATGCCGCTGATACTGAGGTTGCTGCCACAGGCGATGAGCCAGAAACTCCAGCAGCAGGAGGGGATGAAGATGTTCTCTTAGCAGCACCCGGAAAGAGAGACGACATGTGGGTCAAAGCATCCGCAGAGAAATATACCAGGCAAGCAAACAAGGATAAGACCGGTAAGCCGCGAGGACCCTACAATGTAAAAAAGAAAGATGGTAAGGGCGGTGGTCGACAAAGACAAATGAAAAGTATGGCAACCGGTGAATACGGCAACACCTTTCGGTCCAAATGGAAAGGATACTCGGACGGACTCAACCAAGCTCACAAATATGACTCAAATTTAAGACAAATGGGCAAAGGTGTGATGGAATCTCACGTTATTGAAGAAGGCAAACTATTTAATACAAGAGATGAAATCTCAGTATTATTAGAAGGATTAAAAGTTAACAACAAGAGGAATCAAGATGAAGATGAAACACAATAAGAAAAGAAATACCGCTTTTCTTTACGAGTGTCTTGTAAAAGAGCTCACGAAATCAGTTGTAAGACAACAACATCAAAGAAAAAATCAAATCATATCAATTATAAAAGAATTTTTTTATAAGGGGTCTGTGCTCAAGCAAGATTTGGATGTTTACCGATCAATTATGGATTCTAAAAAAGTTTCAAAAGAGTTTGCACAGAGATTTCTAGTCGAGACTCGAAAAGACTTTCACGATTTAGACCGAAAAGATATCTTCAATCAACAAACAAATCTTATAAAAACAATGAACGAGACGTTGTCGCCATCGGCATTTGCAAATTTTATTTCAAACTATAAAAATATTGCTTCAATCGGCACGTTCTTTGATTCTAAGTTGAAAGCAAAATCTAGATTAATAATTGAAGCAAGACTGATGCAGATTTTAACAAAAGAAAAACTTATCAAAGAAGAGATGAAGCACATTGATAATTTAACATACAAAACTTTTGTTAATAAATTTAATAAAACATATGAAAAAACTTTGAGAAAAGAGCAAAAGGATTTGCTTACGAATTATATTGTATCATTTTCAGATAACGGACTAGGCCTTAAATCGTTCTTAAACGAGGAAATTTCAAGACTTAGAAAAGAGATAGGGGTTGTTACGGAAAACCAAAAAAACTCCAAAAATGATACTATTTTGCCTAAATTAGAGCGTGTTTTAGTTAAATTAAGCGAGTTTTCAAATATGCCGATCACAGAACAGCTAGTTAAAGATGTATTTTACATTCAAGACTTGGTAGAAGAGGTTAAGAAATAATGCCAATAATTAAAATCCAACCCGAAGAAATAATACCTGTTGTAGTTGACAGAACTGTAAAAGTTAAAGTTAACGATGCGCCTCTTCGCGTTAACATAAGCGACCCATCAAGGCAAGTGTACGAGTTTAAAATAAAACTTCGTCGTGCCCTTAATGGCGACTATATGATATTCGATCATAATGACATTGATATTATGATATTAGTCGAAAAAAAGAAAATTGTAGCTTTTGCGAAAGATATGATGTCTGATATTGTTTACGGTGCCGAAAATAGATTATTTAATTATCTTAGGAAGCAAGGCGTAATTGCATATGACTCTATTCAAGGTGGCAACGTTTATGGATCTATGGAAGGGCTTATGCTTGAAATGAAAGGCGACAAACAGCCAGAGACCGTTGATTATGTTTTATATCAAATTAGCGAGTGGCTAAACACAGAGAAACCCTATTATGAATCAAATGAAGCTCATGACGACATGATGGATGATCATTTGCTCAACCCGGATGATGAATTTTCTACTGAATTAGGAGAGGTGCCCCATGAAGAGGAAAAGGGTGGAATTTTACAACGTGGTATGTTTTCTCCGTACTACTACGGAAGGTATACCTATTAGGAGATTTAATGGAATTACTTTACTTTGTTCTTGCCTCTTATGGCTTGACCTTTATTTTGGTCTACGGCAAGATTTTCGAAGACTTAAGACCACCGAAAGATTATAGTAAAAAGTGGAATACTCTATTCCATTGTCCTCTTTGTGTAGGATTTTGGACTGGGTGTTTTCTTTTTTTGATAAACGCTGGAACCGAACTATTTACTTTTGATTACACAATCGCTAATTTTTTTATTTGCGGTTGGCTTTCTGCTGGGACTTCTTATCTGCTTTCCATGGTGGTTAAAGATGACGGCATACAAATTGGAGTTAAAGATGACTAAAAAATGGATGTTACAACCTGTTCGACGTTGTTGTTCCGGAAGCTGACTCAAGCGGGTAGCGCCCGCAATAAGGAAAGAAAATGGCTAAAAAATTATTGACAGAATATTATGAATTATGTAAGGATGGCATTTGCCAAGATCTTCTAACCGAAAGGGAGAAGAGAGAGGTAGCTAATGGCGCCCTTTACCTTTCTGGTAGGATGCAGACCTGTGAAAAGAAAAACGGAAACGGTAGAGTTTACCCCTGCAAGGTCTTAGAAAGAGAAATAAAGAATTATCAAAATTTAATAAAGGATAACAGAGCACTAGGTGAATTAGATCACCCGGATGATTCTGTTATTAATTTAAGAAACGCTTCTCACATTGTTGTTGATATGTGGTGGAACGGCAAAGATGTGATGGGCAAAATAAAAGTTCTCAACACACCTTCGGGACGCATTTTAAAAGATTTGATCAACAACGGTGTTAAACTAGGTATTTCGTCTCGCGGACTTGGCTCTGTCAAAGAACAGCTTGGAGAAACTATTGTCCAAGAGGATTTTGAGCTAATTTGCTTTGACATTGTTTCAGAGCCCTCTACCCCGAATGCCTACATGTATCCAGAGAAAAAAAGCTTTTCACCTTCCGTAAAGGTATATGAAAACAAACTAAACGAAAAGAAAGATCTAATTATAAACGATCTGTTTGATAAAATCCTGAGAGACTAATGAATAAAAATGAATTGAAAAAAATCTTGAAACCTCTGATAAAAGAGTGCATCAAGGAAGTTATTTTTGAGCAAGACGGTGCTCTTTCTCATATCATAAAAGAAGTTGCTGGTGGACTGAGTGGAAAGCAACAAATAACTGAAACAAAAATAAGACCACCTAAACCAAGAAAAAACAACACTCAACAATTAAAACAGAGAAAGAAAAAATTGCTTGATGCCATTGGCAAGGATGCCTACGGAGGAGTCAACATATTTGAAGGCACAACTCCGGCTCCAGCAGCTTCACCACAAGGACAAGCAAATGGACCACTAGCTGATGTTGCACCAAATGATCCGGGTGTTGATATCTCTGGTTTGTTTGGAGAAAAAGCATTTGCAATGTCACAAAGATTAATGGAGAAAAAGTAATGGCCACGAATTTAGTTGTCAGGCCTCGTAGGAATGAGAGTGCCGAGAGATTGATTAAGAGATTTAACAGGAAAGTTAAAAAATTAGGTATTATAAACGAAGTAAAAGAAAAGCAGCGATTTATAAAACCCTCAGATAAGAAGCGCAGAGCAAAAAAACGCTCCGACAGAAGAAGGGCAAAGGAATTAGCAAAAGCTAACAAATGACTATTTATAAGAAGACTGGAGAAAAATAATAATGTCATCAAATTTTAAATATACAGCAGGCTTAAGAAACGTAGGTTCTTATCAGATATCAGGACATCCATTTATGTCTGGTTCTACGATAAGCGGGGCCAATAAATGTCAAATGATAGAGTTTCCCTATGTATGCAGATCAATAACTGTAATTAATACGGGCGCTTCTAATGATATGAGGATACATTTTCAAAGCGGCTCAGGGGTTACTGAAATCACACTCAATGGCGCAACTGGTGAACAGAATATTGCAGACACTGCCGATGTAATTGCCCTTAGTCACTTTATAACAGTTCCGAAGGGCGATGGATCAATGACTGTTGATGTCAGATCAAAAAATATTTATTTATCCTGCGGTGCTAGTGGCGGCACAACATATCAAATTTTTGCTGAGTTGACAAGCATACCAACTGAGCGCATGTATCACCTTACCGGTTCAGGAATCACGGAGTAATTAATTATGGGAAGTTTTAAGGCATCACCTTCAGCACTAGGCGCATCAGCAACAGTAACCAACATCACAGTCGACGGAGACTTAACGCTTGACGATGGTGGCTCAATCAAAGAAGCAGGCGGAACGGCCGCTATTACAATCGACGCATCAGGAAACGTAACGAAAATTGGTCAAGACTCTCCTTCAACCGGAGAATTTTTAAAATACGACGGTGCCAAATGGGTTTCTGATTCTGTTAGCTCTAGTGGGGCCTCTACTAGTGCAGCAAACACTTTCACTGAAGGGCAGATAATATCAAAAGACACTGACGGTGAACTTGTTGCCCTCAAACTTAAAAATGAAAGTGATGCTAACAACACAACAGGTATTGTTTCTTTACAGTTCGACCTTGAAGACACCGGTGGAAATGCTGTTGACGCAGCCAAGATAGCAGTAAAGAAAGAAGCGGCGTTTACAGCAACGGCAGCGACACAAGATTCTAATATGGTATTTTCAACTTCTCTAAATGGAACATTGACAGAACAAATGACATTAGACAGTGCTGGTACTCTTACTTGCGATGCCGGTGTAACAGTCGGGTCAACAGTTATTACTGATGACTCAATTGTAATGACACCCTCTTCCGGAGATACCGCAACAATTGCTGCTGGTGCTAATGGGACTCTTACTATTACAACCGTCGACACAGCAGCAGCGGCTGCTAATGTTGGTTTTGTCGTGGATGGGGCCTTTGATATTGATGCAGCCGGAGCAGTAACGATAGATGGATCGTCTATCACAATAGGCGGAGACACAGATGTTGCGATTGATGTTGACGCTTCAACGCTTGATATAGACGCCTCTGGTGCTCTTACACTTGACGGCGATTCGGTGACGATAACATCCGACACTATAACAATAACATCTGCGACATCCCAGAAACCAACTCTAGAATTAAAAAATACCACAGCTAGCGATAGTAATGATGGTGCAATAATGTCATTCACAAAGGCACCTAGCGATGATGCTGGAGAGGCTGATGACAATGTGCTAGGTGGAATTAAATTTAATGGTATAGACTCTGGCAACAACGCCACAACTTACGGACAATTTACAGTTCACTCTTCCGATAAGACAGGCGGAGATGAAGCTGGTGAATTTAGATTTAAAGTCATGGCTGGTGGGACTGCTGGGGCTGCTGGATTGGTTGAGCTTTTAACAATCGGTGGAGAGGATTTCGGCAATTCGACACCTTGTGAAGTAATAGTAAATGAAGCATCAATTGATTGCGACTTCCGAGTTGAATCGGGCGATGAAACACACATGCTATTTGTTGATGCAGCCAATAACCGAGTTTCAATTGGGGACTCTGTTAACGATCCCGCTGCAACTTTAGAAATTACAAATAACGCTACAGCAGGAGCCTTTGGAGTTCCTCTGTTGCAGCTTAACAGTAACGACACAGACAAGATCGCTGTCGATATTAACGCTGCCAACATTGACGCAAACGTGCTTGATGTTACGGCAGACGCCGTTACAACCGCTAATGTTTTAGATGTTACTGCTGATGGCTTAACAACTGGTGGTATCTTGAACCTTGTTTCTGATTCTGATGATAATGGAACTAGATCACTTGTAACTATTCACAATAATAATACTGATGGTGTAAATGCTACACTATTGGACCTCAAGCAAGATGCTGGAGCTGCTGGTATTTTTGAGATGATGAAAGCAACAGGTGGAGCAAATGGTGCGGCAATCGGTTTGAGAATAAAAGAGACTGCGATAACTTTAAGTACTAGTGGTGCTGAGACTACTTCAAATAACTTCTTTCCTGCCAATGCTATCCCATTAGCTTTACATATATTGGTCACCACTCAAGTTGATGATGGTGCTAAACACATCACTAAAATTGGAACCACCGCTGTAACCGGCTTATTTGGTAATACTGGTGGAAGCACTTTGGGTGATGGTGATTTGGAACAGGCTAATGATAATCTTACGTTTGCAATTAATGCTGGTAATGATAATTTTAGCGGCAACGGCGGTATTACTAGTGCTCAAAATTTAGTTATTACGTGTAATAGTACGCCGTCTGCTGGTGCTGTTAGGGCAACACTCTTTTATTATCAATTGACGGTTGATACAAGTGCATAACAATAGGAAGTAACAATGGCAGATTTTGGATGGGCATATTTATCTGGGGCGGTTTCCGGCGAAGGGCCGGCAAAAGCAATACAGTATTTGAAAGCTGCGGATGGTGAATTAACTGGTAGTGGAAACTTTACTTTCGATCAGGCAACTGATCATTTGTTTTTAACCGGTACAATGGTTATTAGTGGAACACTACAGGCTCATACGTTTGACGTGATTCACACAAATAAGATAGAGCTAAGCTCTTCGGGTGGAACTAACTTTGGAGACGACAGTGGAGATCAGCATATCTTTACTGGGTCGGTAGCAATTGTATCCGGTGGGCTAAGACAGCATTATTATCACCTGTCAACAAGTCCACACACGGTCCAGGCTTACGATAGCATTATTGGTGTTTCTCATGCTAACTATACATCTATCACGCTCCCATCAGCAGCCGTTGCTGGTTTTGGCAAGACTTTAATCATCAAAGATGAGACGGGCACAACAAGAGTTGAATCAAAAAAGATAGCAGTTTCGGCATCAGGAGGTCAAAATATTGACCGAGAAAGCACATATAGTCTAACAGGCGACAATCCTGCATTAACTCTCTACTCAAACGGAGTGGATAACTGGTTTATTTTCTAACAGGAGGCTTGATGTATGGGTTACAATGTTCTAAGCGGAAGCGTTTCGTCTGTTGGTGTAATTCAGAGCGGGTCTTTTTCGGGTGACGGCTCCGGTCTAGAAAATGTAGAGCAATTCCCATTACAAAACTCGGCTGTAAGTAGAATCCCCTTTTATAAAACCATCGAAGGTAAAACAGGATTAAACGCAAATTCTAATTTTTCGTTTGATGCTTCATCTGAAACTTTAAATGTTCCTACCTTAGTGGCATCTAGCGGCATAACGGCTTCAGTTGGATTAAAAATTTTAAACCCCACATCTGGCTCTCTTGCTGGTATGGGTAGTTTTATCGGACTAGACTCTTCTGGTAACTTGATCGTGACCTCCTCCGTGAACCACGCGCTAGGACCAGACAATTCATTACAGTTCCACTCCTCAGGCGGAACAATGTCCGGCTCTGGAAATCTTACTTTTGACGGAACAATTCTTGATTTGACCGGCACAATGACCATTACGGGTTCAATTTTACCCTCCGGGTCTGGTGTGTTTTCTCTTGGCTCACCCGACAATAGATGGGACGCTGTATACCTTAGCTCTGGCTCTCTCCATCTGGGCGCTAATTGTAGCATATCAACCAACGAGACAACTTCGCATCATTCTATTACATTTAACAAGCGTTTGGAAGTTAGCGGTAGTGGTAGCGTAGGAGAAGGGTTAACGCTGACAGGGCATATGCTGCCTAGTCAAACAAATGTCTACGATCTTGGATCTCCAGACAAACAATGGAGATCACTATATGTCTCAAGCAGCACAGTATATTTCGGCGGAGAGTCACTAAGTGTGGCAAATGGTAGTTTAAGGTTCGGGTCAGGAAGTGCTTCAAAGGGATTCCATGTCGGACATCTCCACCTCCTAAATAGAGGAATATTGATGGATCAAGGATTTGTCTTTAATGTCGGAGCCTTCCAGACAAAATTCAATGGCGGAATCGCCTACATGAGAATAACAAAAACCGCAGACTACCAGATGCAGGAGTTTGATTACTTAATAGGGGTTCTAACCGGTCACCCATCAGTTACCGGCTCTCTTACCATGACTTTACCGGCTGCTACCGCATGCGAAGCGGGACAAAATTTTGTTATTAAAGACGAAAGCGGAAATGCAAATAATCATAATATTATAGTAAAAACTAGCAATTCTGACACTATTGATGGTTTATCCTCAATTATTCTTAAAAGCCCCTATTCATCGGTAAATATTTATACCAATGGCATAGGAAAATTCTTCATACATTAGGTCGAAATGGCATTTTAATATCTATTTATGTATGAAGGGCCTTGTGCTCTTTAAGCTTATTTCGGAGGATATAATATGGCTTATAAATTTCAATTAGGACCAGCAATATTGTCTGGTTCAATTCAAGCAGAGGAAGGCATTATTTCAACTGATGTTGATGATGCAACCGCTGCTAATGTTGTGGCTCAAATTGATGCGGGTGAAATCCCAATCGCCAAGTTAGCTGCTAAAACAATTTCTGGAAAGGATCTTGGTTCAAGCCTCGATGCTCTTTCTGTTGCTAACAACTCAGGTTTAACCATGAGTTCTTACGATGGTTCTGCTGCCGTTTCTGATCTTGCTGTTGAGATCAAAGCAAACAGTGGTTTGACCAAAGACAATGACGGTATTCAAGTTGTTCTTGATGGTTCCGGTGGTCTTGAATTTAACGCTAGTTCAGGTATTCGTCTTGAAGCTGC